ATTTTAGGATTATTTAAATTTTAATATAATCTAATAAACTATTTATATTTATAAAGATTTCTATTATATTTTGGACAATTTATCTAAGAAATTACTAAAAACAGCGAATTTAGCTTCTTCTAGATCTCTCTGTGAAGCGCTATTAATTACTGCCTGTGACTCTTCGATATCTTGTTCAGTCCATTTACCATTAACAAAAACCCATTCCCTTCCTTCCATAATGCCGGATACAAAAGCGTCTGGAGCGCTAGGATCTGCAACTATATCTGCTGCTGTGGCAAGCATAAAGTCATCTTGTACTTCATTAATGCCATTCCTCTCTTTTAAAGAGCCCAATCCTCTGGAGCTTACTCCAAGCTGAGCGCCTTCGCTAATAAGTTCTTTTACAATTTTACCCATTGGTGTATCCATTATTTTGGCTTTACCAATCCAATTGCTGCCGTCTTCCTTAAGAGATGTAATCATGTGAGATACTCTGTCTAAGTTTACGGTAGGGCCTTCTGGGTGTCCTAGCTCTCCGTAAGCTCTTTTAGTGTTGACAGATTCGTTTACATATCTTTGTACTTCTCGTTGCATAATCTCTTTAGGATATACACGACCGTTTTTGTTCTTTAAATCTGATTGTAAGAATACTCCTTCAATAAATACATTAGGTTTCTTAGGATCTTTACTTTCCTCTGTAATGTAATTGATACTTTCGTTAAATTCTTTAATAAGTCTCATCTATTTCTCCTTAACCTAATGATCCGCCGTCATAAACACTTCCTGCGTCATCTGTGTCTAGTGGAGCATCTTGATGTTGTTGTGAACCGTAACCAGAAACTTTAGCACAATCAACTATGACTGTTCCACCAGCTCCGCCGGCTATAACTACTTCTATATTTGATGTGTTTTCTGAATTATCGGCAAATCCGTACATATCTAATGAACCACTTTCGTGTAACTCATATAGTATGACGGAGTTTCTTTGAACCTTTGCGCTAGCACCGCTAGACAATGTCCAATGTAGTCCCTTAATATTAACTGCTGGGGAGCTTTGCGTCTCAGTAGATTTCTTAAGCGTTGTTGCTAAAGCAATTGTTCCGGTTGCTGCAGTCCCCCTAACAGATACTACACCCTGGACTTGGGTTAGTTTTAAATTGTTTACTGTGACTGCCATGTGATTTCCTTTTTAATTTATTTTTTAGTTGGTTTCTTATGGTTCATATGAGGCCCCTCTTCAAGGATCTCTACATTAGGATCATCCACTTCAACTGTTTCTATACCGTGTTCAAACATTACTTTATACCAGGCAATTTTACCATCAACAGGTTCTGCATGTTCACCAATAAGTGTTTTGCCTTCGTTCCATTCCTTGTGCATTATCTTACTAGCGCACAAGTGTTGATCTCCTGGTAACGAACCTTTCGCTACACCATCTACAGGACTTTCGGTAATAGTCCCACTTCTGAAATCTTTAAATGTTTTCGTCATTTATCTCCCCTGTATCTTCTACTGGCCTGCCAGTATCTTGATCTATATCCACAAGTGAGTCTTCTAAACTAACACCTTGTGGTTCCATATCTGGGTCAACAACATGTTTATTATAAATGTCTGCTGCTACCTCAGCTTTTTGTGTATCAATTGCCTCAGAGGCTCTTGATGCCATTTGGTCGTTAAATTTTTCTTGAGCGTCTGCACTATTACCTGCAAGTATATCGCTTACTAAATCATTAACTTCCTGTGTTCTATCTTCTGCCATTTTATGCTCCATTATCAGGTCCAGGTTGAGGGTTTCCTTCTCCTGGTACTTCATTACTTATGTTACCTGCAGGTTCCGGTTGTGTCGGATCGTTTGCTTGTAACGGACTCCATTGATACTGTCTACTATATTGTGGCTCTGCCATAATTTCTGTTTCTATTGTATCAATTTCCTCATCAGTTAACATTAATACATTCTTTTGTATATAACGCTTACTAAAAAATGTTCCTATATATGCTGCAAGACCGTTTAGTACTTCAACTCTACTTCTTAAAATCTCTTGTTCTTTAGATTCTGTATAGTAAGCATCTGTAGCAAACTCATATTCTAGGTCGTCTTTTATTCCGTCCCAGTCGTCTTCAGTTAAAACACCTTTTAGTAAGAGCTGCGTCTTCAAAAGATCGCTTAACATAACTGAGAATTTTCTTCTTAACTTGATGATGAATTTTGTAAACTTCATCTCATCTCTGTTAATCTCAGCTGCTCTACCAAAGTTTAATCCAGCCTGTTGTTCTAATCTCGATACAGGAATGTTTAATGACTGATACAATTTCCTTTGAAAATATTCTACATCTTCAATTTGCCCTAGGTTTTGACCTGCTGGCAATGTATCAATACTTGTTCCTGTTCCGCCTTCCCTTCTAGGTAACCAGAAGTCTTCCAACATAGACATGAACTTTTTATCATCTCTAATTTCACCTGTATTAGCATCGTAAACTAACTTATTACGATACCTATCCATTATATCTTTTAGATATTGTTCTGCCTTTAACTTAGGCAAGTTACCAACATCTACATAAAATATTCGTCTTTCAGGTGCTCTTGTTATTCTATATATAACAACAGCATTCTCCATCATACGAAGCTGGTTTGCAGGCCTAATGGCCTTATGTAGGTATGATAATGCTATATTCTTATCATAGTCTACCAAACCGCTTGGTGCGTATGCTATGGCGTCTTTGGTTATCTTTAAACCTTGTTGGTTTTCAGGTGCTACATACGCTCCTGGTTTTGTAGAAACTCCTTTATCGTTATAGATAAAGAACTCTTCTACTGACTTAACCATTAATACGCCAGAAGGATTCTTTTCCTTCTTAACTTCACGCACTTTCCTAATTTTCCTAGGATCAATATATCTTATATCTTTAATCCCTTGTTTAGGGTTGTCCATATCGATGACTTTATGAAAAAATATCTTGCCATCTATGTACCATCTTCTAAAATAATCCTGGGCTCTATCTTTAAAGTCCATCATATTTTTAAGTTCTTCAAATTCTTTTTGGATTGATTTTCTAACTGCTGACGATAAGTCTACATCGTCTAAGTTAAGTTCGACTGGAGATTCGTTCTCCAACTGTGCAATAGATTCATTTATAATATCTTCAACGGCCGTATCGACATCTGCCATACCGGCTATATCACGATACCTTTTAACAAGCTCCGCTTCCGTGTGGGCAACACCTTCCAAATCCATGTAGGTGCCATAATACCCACCGGCGCGAATGCTTTCTATTGCATCGTCTTGGGAAGGGGCAACGAAGGACTTCTCACCCTTCGGTTGCTCTTTCCTCTTGATCTCAAATCCAAATAAATCCATAATTTCTGTTCTCTAAAATGACTTAGAACTAAGCAAAGTCATTAAACTGTATAATGTTGATACTGGAATGTTACAGTAAATTCTTCAATAATATCGTTCTGTGCATATTGTAATGCTATTTCTGACATATTGATTGGAAACGCATCATGAAGTATATATTGTTTTAGATCTTTATCATTTCTATCTAAATGTACAACCGTTATATCGGTTTGATAATCTTCATGTAACAAGTGACCCTCATTATCTAACTTTTGATTCATGAATTCCATCCAATCTTCAAATTTAGTTCTGAGAGTAAAGTTAGCGTCGTTAATTATTGTAATAGTCCAGGGATCAAAAATCCTTTCGCCTGCAAATTTTACTTCCCTACCTCTGTACTGTGTTATCACAGGGTTTACGGTGGAAGCTGGTATTGCAGCGCCCGTAACTAACAGTTGTTCGTCTGCTGATGCACTATCTCCATTTGGAAATGGGATCTGCACCTTAAACTGATTGGGGCGTGCCCCACCCTCTGCTAGCTGCTGTTTAAAGTTATTGACTGAAGGCATATTATTCTCCTATTCCTTAAAGTTATTTATATGTTAAGCCCCAATTTCGCTGAAATTAACGCCAGTTCTTGTTGCTACAAAGTTCAATGTAATAAAGTTAATTGAACGAGCAGGTTTAATGTAAATGTCTGCAACAAATTGGTTGCTATCTATTACTTCGCCTGTGTTATTGGACTCGTTACATATTACTTTAAAATCAAATATTCCTCGTCTTCCTTGTACTCCTCTTAAGAAAGGATTAACTAAAGAAGTGAATTGGTTCCTTGTAAACGCATCGTTGAACTCGAATAATTGGTATTTAGCTGAAGTGGAAATTGCTTTCTCAAGTACAATAAACAATCTACGAACATTAATTCTATCAAAAGCACTAGGTGCTGCTAATAGAGTTTTGTCTCCAAACAATACAATCCCATTTCCAGGGCTATTAATAATTGGATTTACGCCAACTTTGTATAGTTCGTCTCTGTCTGTTTTTGTAGGACTCCAAGCCAATTTAACAGCGTTTCTTACTTGTCCTCTGTTAAATCCTGCTGGTGAGAACCACGGATCTGCCTCAGCGTCTGTGTTTGCACAAAGGCCCGCTGTGTCGCCATTTAAAGGAATCCATCTGTACACATCGTTATAACGATCGTACATGTATTTCCAGTTGCCGTCCATGAAACTGTATGATGTAGAAGCTAGAGCTGCTTTATCAGCCAATACTGCTGTTCTCTCTGATCCTGCGTTGTTAACAACGGATGCTAAAACAGGTGAGTGGAATGATACACAATCCTTTCTCACTTTAGCAATATTGTCTTGGACATATTTTTGATCTGTTGTACTGGCTGGTCCAGTAATAAGCAAGTTTACATCTGTTTCCTCTGCATCTGCGAATAAACTCCATGCTGTTTGATAGTCTCCTGAATCAGGACCATCATCAACACCGCCTGTTAGGCTTACTGTTGATTCAGCTGCTGTAAAACCACTTGTATAAGTTGTTCCTGCTGATGCTGTTCCCCAAGTAGAGTCACTAGCCGGATGGTCCGTCCAATAAATGTACTTGGAATTATTGTTAATTACATCTTTGTAAAATATAGATCCACCTTCTAAGCCTCTAGCATCGGATGCTTTAGAAACATTAGCGTGGCGTTCTAAAATTGTGCCAACTACGCCTGAAAATAGGCCGTCTTCATCTATTACAACAACATGCATCTGATCGTTTGATCCGCCTACTGCTGTTACTTTAGCTGAAGTTAAAGGTGCTCTATCGAACTCCCCTTTGTATGCCCAATCTGTAGCAAGTGTTGCTGTAGCTGTTGCTCCAGTTCCGCCTCCGCCTGAGATTGTTATAGTTGGTGCGCTAGTATATCCATTACCTGGATTAGTTATAGTAATTGCTGTAACTGCATTTGACGCCACTGTGGCAGTACCTGTAGCGGTAATACCAGAAGGTGGAGCTGAAAATGTAACAGTTGGAACACTAGAATAACTAGATCCGCCTGCAGTAACAGTAGTTGACGCAACAGAGTTGGTGTCAAAGTTACTAGAATCTGCAAAAGAAACTTTAAGCGAGTTGCCTAAAGCTCCAGGATATTTAGCTGCCCACATACCATTCGATCCTGCGCCGGTTGAATGGTTGTCTTGATAGTCTTGTGCGTTTTTAATCAGTGTTGCTGAACCTGATGCAACAGCATTAACTGCTGTAGTATCATCAACCGCTCTAACTACCTTAAGGTTGCTTGCATAAGCCAAGAATGATGCTGCTGTTAAAAAGTCTGTAGCAGTATTATCATCCGGCTGCGCGAACTTGTCTGCAAGTTCGTTTTCTGTACTAATTGTTGTGATCTCGCCTGCAGGTCCCCATCTGAAATTACCAACAAAAGCTCCTATAGAAGTAGCTACTGCTGGGATTACAGAAGTAAGATCTGTTTCCTTAACAAGAACACCTGGTGATAGCTGAAATGCCA